GACAAAATTTCCCGATATTGATGTGTCAAAGGAAACTTTGAATCAGATTGCTTTGGATACTACGGGCAAAGGTTTTACCGTTCCCGGGGTACAAAAAAAGTTGTCATTGCATCTTTCAAAAGAGGAGAATCCTCGGTTGACGCTTGTTAACTATCCGACCGGATATATCCTTAAACCGCAAACTGATGAATATTCCGCACTCCCCGAAATGGAATACCTTGTTATGCAAATGGCAAAAGTCAGCGGTATAAAGACTGTACCATTCGCCTTGCTTCGTCTGCATTCACAGGGCAATGCTTTTGCGTATATAACAAAGCGTATTGACAGAATTGACGGACAAATGCTTGCTATGGAAGATTTTTGCCAATTGGACGGGAGGCTTACAGAAGATAAATATCGTGGTTCATATGAGCGTTGTGGCAAAATTGTTGCGAATTATTCCGAAGAAAAAGGGTTGGATATGGCGGAGCTGTTTTTGCGTGTTGTATTTTCGTTTGCTGTCGGTAATTCGGATATGCATTTAAAAAACTTTTCGCTGATTGAAACAACCGAAGCAAGCAGTAAATATCTTTTGTCAGCCGCATACGATATGCTTTCGACAAATGTTGTAATTCCTGAAGATCCGGAGCAGCTTGCTTTAACTGTTAATGGTAAAAAAAAGAATATTCGCAGAAAAGATTTTCTGATTTTTGCCGAAACAATAGGACTTAACAAAAAATCTGCTGAGAAAATGATTGCGAAAATCACAAAACTCAAGGATAAATATATTGTTATGTGCAATGAATCTTATGTGTCGGATGATATGAAAAAGAGGCTTGTGTCGCTTATTGAGAAAAGAGTTGAAATATTGGCAGGATAATCTATAAAACTACAGAATGGCTTTAAAATTTAATGTTACTGCGAAAAAATCGCTCTCATATTCGAGAGCGGTTTTTAAGTTAATTCAAAATATATGTCAACTGTAATTGACAATTTGTTCAAGGGAAAAGAGAAGTGTGCCACTTGATTTTGTATCGGCTTTTATCTTTTCATCAAAACCGTTTTCAGAGAACAGTGCATAATAAAACTGTGTCTTTTCCTTCAATGGCGTTAATTTTGCAAGTGTGTTCAGATATTCTGCATAGGTAAATGCTTCTTTTTTGAATTTGCATTCCCCAACTAAATAATTTTCTGCTTTTTGGTCGATACATAAAATATCTATTTCTGTTTTTCCGATTCTAAGTCCGTTTGCTGTGTTTTTATCCCTTATTGTTGTCTTTCCTGTCCACCGTCTGAATTGTATTTATCGTTCAGAAATTTTAGCTCGGTTTCTCTGCCTATAAACATAAAAACACCTCTTATGCTATCTAATCTTGATTTACTAAATCGTGATTTGGTATTATACCCAAGAACAAATGTAAAATCAATAGATTTTGCAAAAACAATAAAAATTTTCAAAATACGCCGTTATATAAATTGTGGGAAACCTTTAAAGATTTTTATAAGACATAAAAAAGACCTTGCAGAGTAAAATCTGCAAGGTCAAATTTATATCAGGAATAAATTTGTATTAAGTTACCTGTCAATACATCCTGTGTGGATTACTTGTTTGCGATAGCAGCCTGAGCAGCAGCAAGACGAGCAATCGGAACACGGAACGGTGAACATGATACATAGTCAAGACCGATCTTGTGGCAGAACTCAACAGAAGAAGGATCGCCGCCGTGCTCACCGCAGATACCAACATGGAGCTTGTTGTTTACAGGCTTACCGAGTTTGATAGCTGTTTCCATGAGCTTGCCAACGCCTGTCTGGTCAAGCTTAGCGAACGGATCGTTCTCGAAGATCTTAGCATCATAGTAAGCGTTGAGGAACTTACCTGCGTCATCTCTTGAGAAGCCGTATGTCATCTGTGTAAGGTCGTTAGTACCGAAGCAGAAGAAGTCAGCTTCCGTAGCAATCTCATCAGCTGTAAGAGCAGCTCTTGGAATTTCGATCATTGTACCAACTTCGTACTTGAGGTCGATGCCTGCAGCAGCGATTTCAGCGTCAGCTGTTTCAACAACAACCTTCTTAACGAACTTGAGTTCCTTAACATCGCATACGAGCGGAATCATGATTTCAGGCTCAACTGTCCAGTCTGCGTGTGCCTTCTGAACATTTATAGCAGCACGGATAACTGCCTTTGTCTGCATCTTTGCAATTTCAGGATATGTTACTGCAAGACGGCAACCACGGTGACCCATCATTGGGTTGAACTCGTGGAGTGAAGCGATGATTGTCTTAATGTCTTCAACGCTCTTACCCTGAGCAGCTGCGAGCTTTTCGATGTCAGCTTCCTCTGTAGGAACGAACTCGTGAAGCGGCGGATCAAGGAATCTGATTGTTACAGGATTGCCTTCGAGTGCCTCATAAAGAGCCTCAAAGTCGCCCTGCTGATAAGGAAGAATCTTGTTAAGAGCAGCTTCTCTTTCTTCAACTGTATCTGAGCAGATCATCTCTCTGAATGCAGCGATTCTGTCCTCTTCAAAGAACATATGCTCTGTACGGCAAAGAC